GAGCCAGTGGATCTTCTTAAGTGGGGGTTTACAGAGGAGCAGCTTTTCGATCTAGGGAAAGAGGTTGAAGAGATAGTTGGACTAGACGAAGAGGAGGAAGAGGTTGAGGCAGGTAAAGATGAAGAGGCCAAGACAAAGTTAGGGGATCTTTATGAGTTAGGAGAACATAGGGTAATATGCGGAGACAGCACGTTGCCGGAATTTGTAGAAAAAGTAATGGGGGGAAATGAACCTATCCTTATGGTGACGGATCCTCCTTATGGAGTTAATTATGATCCGGACTGGAGGGGCAAGGCAGGCAAAGGACAAAAAGCATCTGGAAAAGTCATGAATGACGACAAAGTTGATTGGAGAATTACATATTCCCTTTTTACTGGAAGCGTAATCTATGTTTGGCATGGCGGGAAACATTCTGCAGAAGTGGCAAAGAACATAGAAGATTGTGGATATGAAATTTGCTCGCAAATCATCTGGTCAAAGCAGAATTTTGCTCTATCGCGCGGAGATTATCATTGGAAACATGAACCGTGCTGGTATGCAATAAGAAAAGGACACCAACATAATTGGAAGGGCGACCGAAAGCAGACAACTATTTGGGAAATTGCAAGTCTTAATGCCTTTGGAAAAAATAAAGAAGAAGATGAAAGAACGAATCATTCTACTCAAAAACCCTTAGAGTGCATGGCTCGACCCATCAAAAACCATACCGATAAAGGCGACTGGGTTTATGACCCTTTCTTAGGCTCTGGCACCACACTTATCGCCGCCGAAAGGCTCAAAAGAAAATGTATTGGCATTGAGTTGTCGCCGGCCTATTGTGATGTGATTGTGAAAAGGTATATCAATTTATGTAGTAAAAAAGGAGAAACTCCTGTAATTAAAAGGAATGGCGGGGTAGTCTCACACGAAGAATTTTTAACGTAGGATTTTTATGGTTGTTAAACGCGGCTCATATTCTAAAAGCGACTTAAAAGGCAACAAACTTGTGAAAAAGGCTCGACAAAGCGATGTAAGAAGAGACAAGATAGAAGTTAAAGCAGAAAAACAAATGAAATCGGCTTATGAATATTCTCCTAAACAGAAACGTGAAATGAAAATGACCCACAAGAAAATCGCGGAAGATCAAAAACGCGAAGCCAGACGTGATGATAGATATATGGCAAAGAAAAAATAAATTATCCAGCCACGGCTAAAATATACTCTAATTCCTGCACATCCGCTTCTTCTTCAATGGTCTGTTTGATATTCCAAATAGCGAATTCGCCATTTTTCATTTCCACTAAATATTCACTATCAGACAACTGTCGGATGATCTTTTCTACTAATGGATGCATAGATACTCCTTTTTGTCTAGTATAATAATTATTTTAAATAAATATGTCAACAGCAGATCCTTTCCTTAAAAAGTGAAAATAGGTAAGTTTGACGAAAAAAGGAATAAAGGACATGTGGATTAAAGTGGAAAAGGGGCTCCCGCCTAACGGGGATGCAAAGTATTTAATCTGCTTTGAAAGAGAAGGAAAGCTTCGCAGCTCTTGGGCATATTGGCAAAACCGTTCTAAAAAGAAAGAGACCTGGAATTGGGTAACTCGTGGGTGTATAACACCTCAATCCGTTAGATACTGGATGCAGACTCCATTGCCACCCTTGGACGATCGATACAATGACCCAGCAGTCTTAACTTTGGCAGAAGAAAAGGCAGATGATCTTAAAAAGAAACAAACTGATCCCTTCAAAAACTGGAAAGTAGTCACAAGCTCAATCGGAAAATATCATAATGGAATACCTTGCGGAGAGATTATTTGCCGCACAAAAAGAGAGTTGGAAGACGTATGTCATAGGGTTTATGATCCAATCGTAAAGAAATTTGAGGACTCCATGAAGCCTAACGTCAAAAACAACACCCACAAAAATCCAAATAACAGAGAGAAGCCGGAGTAAAGATGGAATGGATTAGCGTTAAAGAAAAGTTCCCCACGATAGAAGAGCAAACATTACCTAACCGAATCCTTGTTTGGTTTGATGACGGATCGGAACTTATGGGAGTTCAACCCTCTTATACTCCTATTAAAAATATAGAAAACGAAAGATTTCCTTACATGGGCCCCTCGCATTGGATGCCATGTCCCAAGGCCCCGGAGAAATCATGAACTGGATTAGCGTTAAGGATAAATAACCTACCAATCTGCTACTAAAACCTACCGAATTGGTATCAATGAAGCTAATGTGCTACCGGTATACTTCCCTTCGATGCTCTATTTCCAGAACATAGACAGTCACAAGAATATCATGTATTGAATAAATGATTCTGTAAGGGCCAACTCTAACCCTGTAAAGGTTGGCATATCCTTTTAGTTTGATACACCTTTGATTTCTAGGATCGTCTTCTAGGAAGCCGATTTCCTCCCGGATAGATGCGTGGTATTTTTTAGGTATTTGCTTAAGGTCTTTTATGTATTTCTTTTCAAAAACGACTCGATAAGGGCTAGTCATGCCAACCCGCTTGTTGAAATGCTTCTTCGATAGATATCAAATCTTTGAAGTCCATGTTTTTCATACGAATCACAGCTTTTTGGGCTAGCATCGCATCTTCTTCATCTTCGATCCCCTTAACGATAAGGGGAACGATAAATTCCCGAAGGGATATGCCTTTTTGAGCGCACAACATTTTTAGATAAGTATATTCTTCTGCAGGAAAATCAATGTTTAATCGATGAGTGTCCATAAAATCTCCTTTTTCACCTACACATTAACACAAACGCTCATTTAAGTAAACACGCTTATATACGGACGTCAGATTAGGGTACTCCCTAGCACTATCCTACACTTTTGGCTTATTCCGTCGTTTTAGAGTTCACTTTGATAATTTCTTGACGTAATGTCATGATTAGGTGTATGATTGGCGCTTAAAAAAGGAGAAATTTATGGATTGGGTACAAATACTAACCCTGGTTGGATCAAACTTTGTCATATTTTTATGGCTTAGATCAGAAGCTAGCGCTGACCGAAGAGAAGCAGCAGCAGATAGACGAGACATCTTGACCATAATTCGCGAGATCAAGGATGAGCAAAAGGATTTTCACGGTAGGCTTTGTGCTATTGAAGAAAGGAATAAGAAATGAGCTGGTTATCTTTTTGGAATTGGTTCGCACTCGGAGCAATTTGGCAGGTCGCAAGAGAAGCAAAAAAACAAGAAGAGCAGACTAAACCTTTCAAGAACGTAGCTTTTTGGATGGAGGCATTAGAAAATGAAGCTTTCTTAGAAATACTTGCTCATGGTGAAAAATGTTCCGTTGAACAACTTAAAGCAGCGATTAAAGATTATTGCTACTATCAAATAACGGAAAAAAAATGACCGGAAAACGCATCGGATATGTAAGAGTTAGCACAGTCGAGCAAAATCCCGACCGCCAGCTAGAAGGCACTCCCCTCGATAAGAAGTTCATTGACTACGCTAGCGGCGCCCATATGTCACGCCCTCAGCTAGATCTCATGTTGCAGTTTGTGCGAGAGGATGACGTTGTTTTTGTGCATAGTATGGATAGGCTAGCTAGGAATATAAGACATCTACGCAGTGTTATCGATGAGATTGTGTCTAAATCCGCCTCTATCGTCTTCATCAAAGAAAACCTAACATTCGACAAAAACAAATCCCCCATCAACGACCTGATGCTAATGATAATGGGCAGTGTAGCGGAGTTTGAGCTAGCTCGCATTCACGAGAGACAGCGGGAGGGGATAAAGCTAGCTAAGAAAAACGGAAAATATACTGGCGCGAAAAGAAAGCTGGATGCTACAAAGGTCGAGTTGCTAAAACATAGATTAGCTACGACAAGGGATACGATGGTTAAGATAGCTAAAGACTTTGGAGTGCATAGAGCTACGCTATATCAATACATGAAAGAGATACAACAGCAAAAAACAGGATAGAATTATGACACAAATTTATCATGAAGGAACATATTGCCCTGCTTGCACAGAGAATTCTGTAATGCCTGGATTGCCGAAATGTAATCCTAAACGAGAGAAAAACATTAAACTTGCTAAAAAAGTCTACAACGATATAGCAGCAGCCATAGAAAAATGGGAAAGCCACAAAGGTTATGAGGTAAACTGCAATTGGGACGGATATATTACCATTGACGGAGAAGATTATAGTTATTATGAGCTTAAAGAAGATGAAAAAAAACTCCTGCTACCATAAGACGGCACAAGACATTGAAAAGCCAGAGCACTTTCATAATGCGGAAAATGGGCCTTGTGGCTTATCAGACAAAAGAGTAAACGAACTTACTAGGCAACACGAGGTACAAAATGACCGCAATTCCCCCATCTCCTCCAAGACCAATAAGCCCAGAGTTTAACACGCCTTTCTTTCGTGTAATGAAATCTGAATCCATTTTGAACGAAGGAGAAGAATTGACCGATGAACAAAAAGCAGCAACAGAAAAATTCCTCAAAGATCAAGAAGAGCAACATAGAAACAATTTTATTAAAGCGGCCAGACTTCGGCAATTTGCTAATGTTTACAAAGGCGAAGTTAAAACAAAAAAAGGATAAGTGATGTTTGAGTGTTTACAGGTTCCTTTCTTGCTGTTGGGATTGGCATTTATCACTTGGCTCCTCGCGACTGCTAAATAATTTCTTGAACAATTCCTAGGCTTGCGCTATAGATGAGATTAAAAACCCGTATGCTATGGCAAGACCACCAAAAGAAATCAACTGGGAAAAAGTCAAACAGAAAATGGAAGCTGGTTGCCCAGCAAGCGAGATCTTTAGTTCAAGAGAGCATAAAATGACTAAAGACACTTTTTATACTAGGTTTAAAAAAGAATTTGGATGCAGTTTCCAAGATTACTATGATGAACTTTCACAGTGTGGAAAAGGGGATATTCGCTGGATGCTACATGCCAAATGCTTAAATAACAAAGCACCTGGCAATCTAACGGGTCTCATCTTTAAAGCTCGTTGCGAGCTTGGAATGAAAGAGCCCGAAATACTTCACGCTTTAGCCGCCAACCAGGAACAAATCGACCAATCCCACGAAATAATGAGACTTCAACATCGGATAGCGGAATTAGAGGCTAATGCCAACAAGCCCAAAACAGAATAAGAGTTTTTGTGAAGCAACACATCGTTTTAACATTTGGGTTGGCGCAGTTTCATCGGGAAAGACATTTTCATCTATCGAGCGTTTTATTTATGATCTAAAGAACGGCCCCAGAAATAGCGACGGCGGCGGCGACGCTATGATTATCGGCGTCAACCGCACATCAATCCAACGCAACATTTTAACCCATTTATATCGAAGGCTAGGCTTCCCATGTCCGACAGAGAAATCCCAAATGAACAGATTGTACGGAAGAGATGTTTGGTTTGTGGGGGCGCCCGATGTGTCAGCTGTTTCGACTATTCAAGGCTCGACTTTGGCGCTTGCATATGTAGACGAGGCGACGAATTTACCAGAGCCTTTCTGGAAGATGTTAGAAAGTCGCTTAAGAGTTCCAGGCGCAAAGCTCTTAGCTACCTGCAATCCCGAGGGACCTGCACACTGGTTGAAAAAAGATTACATTGATAAAGCAGGATTAGATCTAATTCACTGGAATTTCTCTCTTGAAGACAATCCAACACTCGATGAAGCATATAAACAACAGCTCAAAGCCTCCTATACAGGAATGTGGTATAACCGCTATATCCTAGGCGAATGGGCGCTCGCACATGGTGCTATTTATGACTGCTATGACCACAACAACGAATACGAAAATCCGTTCCCTGCGCCGAGCTATTATATCGTGGGAGTGGATTATGGAACAACGAATGCTACCGCAGCTGTATTATGCGCAATCACCCCTAACAAGTGGCCGCAAATACGAGTGGAGGCGGAATATTACTATGATTCGGCTAAAAAAGGTCGCTCTAAAACGGATGAAGAGCTTGTTAGAGACATCAAAGACTTTATCGGATATAAAAATGTCAGCGCGATATATGTTGACCCAGCAGCAGCCTCACTCAAAATTGCCTTACGTTCCAAGGATTTACCAGTGCTCGACGCTAATAATGACGTATTACTTGGCATTAAGATCTGCTCTAAATTCATTGGCGGGAAAAACATAGTTATTCACAAAGGCTGCACTGTCTTAAGGGAGTGTATTCAATCATATGCCTGGGACTCTAAGGCTGCTGATAGAGGAGAAGACAAGCCTGTCAAGAAGAATGATCACATCTGTGACTCCCTCCGCTATGCTATCGCTAGCGCATTTCCTCAAGGGGAGTTCTCTCACCCTGACGAAAATATTAGCTATGACCAATTACGTCGCAAAGTGTTTGATGATAATGATATCTACTCACAATTCAATGCAGGATTAGGGTTTTGATGGAATACAAATATGTGAAGTTTGACGAAAAAGGCCATGCTTATATTGAATTGGGAAATAATAGAATTGCAGGAGTTTACAATCCTGAATACCTAGAAAAGCTTATCTCTAAATGGATCGAAGAAGACTCACAAGAAGAAACCCGTCAAGACTCATCCAATCAAGGCGATCTTGGCGGTGGATAACTTATGAAATCAGATAAATGATAACATTACGACCTATATAAGACAAGAAAAACCTACCCTAAATAAGCCCGATGTGATACAAAAAATTTGAATTCACACAGGCTTTTTCATGCCATCCTATGAGTCCGGCAACTATTCATTAGGCTATATCGACCCCTCCGACGTCCAGTCTAAAGATTTAAAGCAGATGATGGATTGGTTTTACCAGTCCAACTATACGACGAATTCCACTTACTGGCTTCAGGGCGCCATAGACAAGCGTTTCAAGGTTGGAGATCAGCAGCTCTACAATCAAGTCTATGGGCAGAATTCCCAAAATGTCCAGAAGTTCTTTTTCAACCTCATCCGCCGTCATATCAACATGATCTGCGGCTTTCAGCGCAAGAACCGTAAATCCACTATCACAATGCCAGTAAACGACAACGACGATCCGCTCGCCGATGATTATAACAAGGTGATGAAATGGTGTGATGATAGAGATGGATTTCAGGAATATCTTTCACAATCATTCGAAGGAGCCGTAGATACAGGAGAAACACTTCTGCATTTATATCCGGACTTTACTTTCGATCCCGTTTCTGGGGATCTATTTACCGATTGCGTTCAATATAACAATTTTCTTATCGACCAATACACTCGTAAGCAAGATCTAAGCGACTGCAATGGCATCTGGCGCAGGCGTTGGACATCAAAACAAATGGCAAAGACTCTTTTGCCAGGATATTCAAAAGAAATCGATAAAATGAAATCTGGAGGCATGAAAGATGGACGATTCCCCTTGCAAGCAGAATTGCAAAATGTCGCGGTTAACAACCTTTTTACGTACGACGAATTTTATTATCGCACCACTCGCAAAGGTAAAATCATTGTGGATACGATGTCGGGCGAAGCTGTGGAGTGGGAAGAAGACGAAACCGAAGACGAAGGAATGATGGAAAGGGTACTTCAACAGCAACCCTGGCTTAAAGTTAAAGATGTCGACATTCCTACTACTAAATTAGTGATAGCACTATCCGGCAAAATCGTCTATCACGGCAAGAACTTACTTGGCATAGATCCCTATCCCTTCGTTCCTACTCAGTGCTATATTGAACAAGATATACAGGCTTATGCTTGGCGCAAGATGGGAGTTATTAGAAACTTGCGGGATAGCCAGTTCTTGTATAATATGCGTAAGGTTATAGAATTGCAGTTATTACAAAGCTCTTTGAACGCCGGGTGGATCTATCCTGTAGACGTTGTGCCGGATCCTAAATGTTTTAGGCAATCGAGCGGTGGCGATGGATTCTTAATACCTTTAAAAACGGGGCATCTACCAGGTGAAATACAGCGTATCGAGCCTGTGGCTATTCCTCAGTCTCTTCTTGAGCTTAGCAATTCTCTTGCTGAAGATATTACCAAGATTTCGGGAGTAAATGAAGAACTACTCGGTGCTGCGACCGATGACAAGAGCGGTATATTGTCAATGCTTAGACAAGGCGCAGGTCTCACCACTTTACAAACCATCTTCGACAAATTGGACTATTCTCAGCGATTGTTTGGAAAAATTAGGCTTCAAGCCATTAGAAAGAATTTCAGCAAAGGTAAAATACGTAACATCCTGGGTCATGACGCTGATCCGCGTTTCTGGACGTCCCACAGCCAAAAGTACGCCATTGCAGTTGAAGAGGGTAATTATAGTACGACACAAAAGCAAATGGAACTTCAGCAATTGTTACACTTCAAACAGCTGGGAATGGCAATTGCTGACAAATCGATCTTGCGTGCTGCATTTATTACTGATAAACGGCAAGTCATTGCTGATATGGAAGAGCAGTCACAACAGCAAGCCCAGCAAGCCCAAGCGCAAGCGGAGCAAGCGCAACAACTAGACCAAGCTAAGATGATGGACTACATGGCGAAAGCGCAATTGAGCAAGGCTAAAGAAGCGGAGAGCTATGCTAAGATCGAGGACATTCAATCTACTGCTCATCACAAAGACATCCAAGCCGATTTAGATCTTGTGAGGATTATGTTGGAGTTGGAAGACATGCAATTTGCCCAGTTCAGCAATGCCTTCCAATACGCACAAGCAGTAAAATTGGCTAATCAGCCACCAGAACAACAACAAACCCCTGCGATGGCAGGCTAAGGAGTAATTATGGCACACAGTAAAGAAGCCCATGGGAAAATGGCGGCAATGTCCAAGTTTAACGAAGGGCACTGGGAAAAGAAAATGCAAGACGTTAGCGTTGCAGACGGCAAATATTCGACTGGTGAAATGAATCAGGCAGAAGAATATAAAAACGACGTTGATGCTTTTGCGGCCTATGCAAAAAAACATAAAATGAAGTATTAATTGCAAGGCATCTGAAACTTGTGGATTAAAAACCCTTACGTTGAAGTGTAAGTCCTTTTTTAAAGAGAGGTTATATGGCCAAGACAAAGCACAATCCCGACTATGCTAAAGATAAGACGGCGGATGTCATTAAAAAAGGCTCAGGTAGAGCCGTGCCTAATGAGCGATGGGAGGTCAATAGAGACTTAACGCCAAAGGGCGAAAGCAACGGCTGGGGCGCTTTCCTGCCAAGAGCCGGCAAGGATAGACCTACTCCGCATACAAAGACAAATGAGTGTGATCATTGACTTTTGATTGGTTTAAAGAATGCCTTCTCCGCGTATGTGACCAAATGAATAAAGAAGAATTTATGTCAGCAGAGCATCCGGAAAGAAAAAGGCTAAAAGACGTGGATACGTGCCAAGAAATTAGATCGGGTATTGAAAATCCTTTTGAAACGATAGACAAAGAAATACAGGAAACATTGGAAGAAATGAAAATATTTGAGCGTACATACATGTCCGATAATTCTCGAGAAAACGATCCTCCCCGCGAAAAACATCCATCGATTGAAAGAGGAGATGTGACACAAAAAGATCTCTATGGTAGAAAGAAGCTTCTTGAAGCAAAAACCATAGAGAAGGAAACCGAGCATGAGAAGAGTCCGCCAGAAACTCCTAAAAGAAAGCCTAAAAAAGCTAATACCAAATCCCACAAAGCAGCAAGCAAGAAGATATAGGAAAAACTATATGATGGGGTTAGTATGAGTGAAGGCATAAGACATATGCGAGGCATCAATGACATGCTTAAGCACATTCAAGGCGCTTTGTTTACAGCTCAGGAGATAGATATCATTGTCAAGATGCTTATAGCTCGCCATGATGGAAAAGAACCGCTAAAGGTAACCTATCAGAATGAAAAATAAAGTTACTGCTGGCGAGCTTTCCAAGAAAGCCTTATCAGACACCACTAAATATGACGCTCTTGAAGTCGGCCATGCTCTTGCTGATGAGATAGCTCCTCAGCTTAGGCAATGTATCGAAAATCATAAATCGATCATCAATGAAAATGAGTTTTGCATTGTGATGCTCATTGCTAAAGATCCCCTTATCTCTAACGTAATCCGGCGCAAGTTCTATGCCTGGCCTTATTTACCCAAACCGCGTCCAAATCAAAGCGTATTTCTCTACAACAAAGCCAAAGATGCAATTACTCATCGTCTATGGATATTGCCATCAGATATGGTAATGGCCGAGCTTCATTCTCTTTCACATGTGGATAAGGTCTATCAAACCATGAAAGCCTGGTCTGATGCCTTTTATAAGGGCTGGAAATATGTGAGGCCGAATATTTTCAGGCATGGGTGGGATAAGTTGACAGGAAATCAATCCGGTCACTTCGTTAACACTGATCCTTTTCATTTCTGGAATTATGTTCGGAAAGATCAAAATATCGACATGCTTTCAGAACATGAATACTTTCTAAAGCATCGAGATGAACTTATCCAAGCTGGCTGTAAGATCCCCGATGCGACGTATTCCGAGCCCTTTGACTTTGGTAAAGTCGCAATCAAAGAGATCGTAGATACGCAAGCACCCGTGATCGAGGAGAGCGTTTTCGATGACAGTTGGTAAGCAAAGCGTGCCAATAGGCGCATCGGCTGCCATGTAGTTTATTGTCTTTCTATAATCCGTAAACTTTTTAGCTATCTCCTCTTTAATCTTGCGCATGTTCTCATCATATTCAAAATTATTCTTTACACCTTCTGGGTTTTCTAATACTTTGCTGTTGTCAGACATAAGGAGACTCCACTATGACGGTTAATGTTCCCGAAAGTAAAGTAGAAGCAACTTTAGAACAAGCTAAAGTTGAAACAAAAACAGTAGAACAAAAATTAGAAGCAAATCAACAACCACCAACTAATAAAACAGACGATGGAACACCAGAAGATCCCAACTGGCGTGCTTTTCGAGAAGCCAGAAAGAAAGATAGAGCAGATAGAGATGCAGCAGAAAGAAAGGCAGCAGAAAAAGAAGCAGAGGTTACTGCTCTTAAAGCAGCGATGGAAGCTGCTTTCTCAAAGCCTAGCCAAGTAAACCCACAGTCTCAATATTATCAAGACTCAGGACAATTTCCTCATGAAGAGACAGAAGATGAGAGGATAGAGAAAAAGGTTCAAGCGGCTTTGACCGCGCGTGAGAAAGCCTATGAAAAAGAAAGGGCCGAAAGAGAGCATAAAGAATATCCTCAAAGACTAGCTCAAACATATTCCGATCTACAGCAAACTATTTCTCAGGATAATTTAGACTATCTGGACTATCACTATCCTGAAGTTAGCAGACCACTACAGAGATTGCCAGACGGCTACGACAAGTGGTCAGACATTTATCGCGCTGTAAAGAAATTCGTTCCAAACAACACAACAGCAAAAAAAGACGCCGCTAAAGCCGACGCCAATTTTAACAAACCTAAATCAATATCTAGCCCTGGAATCACTCAGCCAGGCGAAGCAGTAGGTAGCGCAAGACTTACGGAAGATAGAAGGGCGGCCAACTGGCAAAGGATGCAACAGATTCTTAAAGGAGTTAGCTAAAACTGTGTTGTAATTAAAATTTTTATTTGATACGGTCGGATTAGACAGATAAGGAATTCGTCATCCCACCCGCAGACGGCAACGTACCTCGTCAGTACAGCTGAATTAGTTCATTCGCAATGAACAAAATTATCAACTGTATAACGAGGTTTTTTTATGGGATTTTCTACCGGTATCACCGGCATTCAGAATATGGCCCCTGAGCTTCCCGTTCAGGCTTCTGAAGACCTTTTGTCAACACCAATGTTCAACCTGATCCACTCCTTTGGGGTAGATCTACATCACGCCGAATCGTATATCGGTAAAACCACACGTATGTCGCGTTTTGAGCGCTTGTCAACAGATGGCGGTCAATTAGATGGCTCGGGTATTGACCCAGCGTCCGAAGTGCCTGTACGTACAGACATTGACGCTACCATGGAGATCTACGCGAAGTCAATCGTGACTAACGAACAAGTCGTACTTTGGGAAAACTCCAAAACGCTTACAAAGTTTACCGCTCTTTTAGGACAGTGGTTGCGAGAAAAAGAAGATCTCTTGATGAGAGACTTATTTTCCAGCTCTGTTTCGTACATCAACGCCACAGGTGGTTTGAATGGAGATCAACCTTCGAACATTTCATTGAACGATGTAAACAACATTGAAAATATCCTGCTCGGTAATGATGCAAGATCAATGCTTACAAGCCTTGAAGCAACACTCAAGTTTGCTACTGGTGGCGTTCGTGATGCTTTTATCGCTCTTGCGAATACTAACTTAGCCGCGGACTTGCAAAAAGTTCAAGGCGTATTGCTCAAATCTGCATACCCAACGCAAGAAGGGATCAGACCCGAGGAGTATTGCTCCATCTCTAGATTCCGTTTCTTTGTTTCTTCCAAAGCAGCGAGAACTCCAGGGATCTCTCTATTAGGCAACACCGTCTATACAATCCCAATGTATGGCCTGGAAGCTGCCGCAAAAATCGAGCAGAACAACTATACAGCCGTTATAGGCTATCGCCCACCATGGGTTGTCTCGTCCGTCGCCCAAAACAGCCAGCTCTACGCTAAGTTTGCAATCGCCCGCGCGATTACTAACCAAAACTGGATCTCTGGTCTGAATGTAACCACATTCCAACCATCATAAGGAGATTAAGATTATGCCTTTTACTATCGTCTCTCAAGGGACATTTACTCAGCCAGCAACGGCAGTGAATCAAAATATACCGCTTCCCAGTGGAGCTGATTATTTTAAGACTATCAACATTACCCAAATGGGTACAACTTCACCAACTGTTTGCGTAGCTGGTGAATGGTTTGGCGGCGGTATCACAGCCGTAAATGACGGCTTAAGATGGAGAAAAGCAGGATCAAGCGCAATCTTGATCGACAAGTTTTCTACTTCTACGGCATCTGCTGGTTTTACCTATGTTACCACGAATCCTTTTCCACAGGCAGCGTTAACAGGTACAACAATCACCAACGCCAACCCCGCAGTGGCGACCGTAACCAACACTTATTCTAATGGCGACCAAGTCATTATTTATAACGCCGTTGGTATGGAACAGATTTCAGGGATGACATTCACTATTTCGTCAGTGTCAGGATCCGGATTCTCATTGGTAGGCTTAAATGCTTCTGGTTTTGGTGCGGCCGCTACAGCTTTCACTGTCAGAAGGGTTTCTTCTTCTCCAGTAGGGCTTATTACCGCAGTAGCTCCAAGCTTCCTTTACGTCACTGCCGTTTCCCAAGCGGTAGGCGCACAGGTTACAACTTCTCAGCAGCATGGGTTAGTGGTTGGTCAAAAGATTGAGTTTCAAGTTCCTGGTTCTTTTGGAATGATCCAACTCAATAACTTTAACCAACCTTCTAGCAAACCAGTAATCGTAGCATCGATCGTTGATACGTATAACTTTACTATCAACTTAGATACAACAAACTATACAGCTTTTGCTTTCCCCGCAAGCTCGGGCTCGCCGACAACTCAGTTGTTTGCGACTTTGGCACCTGCTGGACAAGCGGCTACATTTAATCCGATTACTAACGTGACTACCGGGTACAACTTCACAACGGTCCCGTTTCGGACGAACCTTTTCGTTCCGTATATGTTGGTTCCCGCCGGAGCGAATTCGCCTGGAGGAAGTGCTGCGGATGTCATTGTATGGCAAGCATTCAAAATGGAGACTGGGACCATAAATTCCCCTGTTCCAAGCTAATAAATATGGAGGGGGAAACAGCCCCCTCCTTTTTTGAGGATAGATGCCTAATCAGCTTTTGACACCAGTAATCCAAATACCAAGTGCGTTGAATATAACCGCTATCACGCAATCATTGCCAATGGTAATAACTGTGACGCCTGGAAATGGAGCAACGCAGGTTAATGATTACATAGTAGGCATGGCCGTAAGGCTGAACGTTCCCCAATCATATGGAATGTTTCAGGCTAACAATTTAGTGGGAACAATCACAGCTATTAGCGGATCAAACTTTACGCTAAACCTGGATTCTTCTCAATTCGATCCTTTTGTAGCTCCTATGGGAAATGCAGAACAACCAGCTACGATCGCACCTAACGGATCGAGAAATTTACAATATACGAATGGTACATCCCTAAATGTGCCATTTCAATCCTTCAACAATATAGGGAATTAGTATGTCAAAACAACAATTAACATTAGTAACAGCAAGCGGCGAAATGCATGGCTTGATTAACACGCTTACAAATAGCGTGCCTTTCGATGAGTTTAAGAATTTCAAGCCAGAGCACAAGAAAGAAATGGAGAGACAGAAGAAAGAGGATTCAAAGCTTGTAAAAGCTGAGTACATGAATTCCCGTGGCAGACATGAAAGACTTACTAAACCTTATTGCAAATATGCAGGCGACCCCATTCAAGTCTGGCACTTTATACCTGGTAAAGTCTACGAGGTTCCGCTCGGCTTAGTCAAAGAAATTAATGACTCAACCAAACACATTCCTAAGCGTAGCGGACTCATAAGCA